ACCGCCCCTGAAAAAAAATTTCTAGCTGACGTGAAACGCGCCCACGCCCTTGCCGATGAGGGCAAGTACGAGGACAGTGCGCGAATCTGCGGCGAGTTGTTGCAAGCCGTTGACAGTCCTTATGTGGCCAATCTGCTTGGGTTAAACCTGTTGCGGATGGGTAAGCCGGAACACGCTGAGAAGGTCTGGGAGACTGCCATTGAGGATGATCCTAACTGTGTGCCTGTGCTGACCAATTTGGCCAACCACCTGCGCGAGAGGCACAGGTTTAAACGTGCTGAGAGCCTCATAGACCATGCGTTGCGTTGCAAGCCGGATGATTTTAGGGCTAATCACAACAAGGCGGTTCTGGAGCTAAATATCGGCAATTATAACAGTGGTTATAAGTACGCTGAGAAGGCTAGGCGCATTGATGGTGGTGATTTGGCCGCAAGGCATACGCTTTCGCTGGCAAGTTTGAACACAGGCCGTTATGAGCAGGGGTTAGGCTTGTACGATACTCGACATGCGCTATTTAACAGGGATGAATCGCCATTGCCGAAATATGAGGGTGGCAAGGCGAAGGTGATTGTCCGGCACGAGCAGGGTTTTGGCGACACGCTGATGGTGATGCGCTTTTTACCACGGTTGCAAGAAATGGGTGCGGACGTGTATATTGTTTGTCCAAGGCCGTTACAGAGGCTGATTCAGCAGACTGGCTTATGTAAGTTGCACGAGGATGGTGTAGACGATTACACGCATTATTTGTGGACGATGGACATGATGGAAATGTTCATAGAGGAATGGAGTGATTGGGATGTTGAGCCTTACATTAATGCCAGTTTGGAGAGCCGAGCGCAGTGGGGTTCTATGCTCGGCGAGGGTGACGGTGGGCAAAGAATCGGCATCTGTTACGGCGGCGCGGCGAGATCGGACAGCGTTGCGGCCTATCAAATTGACAGACGGCGAAGCCTTGCGCCTACTGAGGCAATGCAGATTGTGCGCTCCAAGCCGGATGCAGAGTGGGTCAATTTGTCTAGGGAATGGGGCTTGCCAGAGGTAACAGACTTTGGCACAAGGGTTAGTGACTTTGCTGACCTAGCTGGTCTTATCTCGAATCTTGACTTGGTGATTACAGTTGACACTGCGGTGGCACATCTTGCTGGCGGCTTGGGCGTTCCTACTTGGATGCTCTCACGATACGATGCTTGCTTTAGATGGTGGCCGTACCAAGAAACTACCCCCCTTTACAGAAATATGCGGTGCTTCTACCAGCCGAAAATGTTTGACTGGCAGTCAGTAATCGCTAATGTATCAGATGAACTCCAGAGGGTAGAGCGTGTCAGATAATTCAGAGCTACTTACAAAGCTACACAATGATCCGGTACTGTTTGCAGAAACGGTGCTGGATGTTAAACCCCAGCCGTGGCAAGCCAACGCCTTACGAGCAGTGCGCGACAATGACAGGATAGCCATCAAGTCCGGCCACGGTGTCGGCAAAACCGCGTTTCTGTCGTGGACAGTGCTGTGGTGGTTATGTACGCATTACCCCTGCAAAGTGGCTGTAACGGCAAACACGGCTCACCAGTTGAGCGATGTTTTGTGGACTGAGATTGATAAATGGGCGCGGAAACTGCCGCCTTTTTTCAAGGATCAGCTAGACTTCAAGACTGACAAAATTGCGCTGAAGGGCGCGACTGACAGCTTTGCCGTTGCCAGAACCAGCCGTAAAGAGAACCCAGAGGCGTTGCAAGGATTCCACAGCGAGAACATGCTGTTTATCTGCGAGGAAGCATCAGGTATCCCCGATGTCGTTTTCCAAGTCGGTGAAGGTGCTATGTCCACGTCAGGTGCGAAAACGGTAATGTGCGGAAACCCTACCAGATCAGATGGGTTTTTCTATGAGGCGTTCCACGGCTCACGAGAGCATTGGGCTACACAGACAGTTAGTTGCACCGATGCCACCACTGTTTCTGAGCAGTTCCTAGAGAGCATGGCCAGCAAGTACGGTGAGGACAGCAATGTTTACCGTGTTCGCGTTTTGGGCGAGTTCCCAACGCAGTCAGATGACGTGCTATTGCCGCTGAATCTCGTTGAGGACGCTATCAAGCGTGATATACAGCCTAACCCCAACACTCCTGTTGTATGGGGCGTGGACGTTGCCAGAATGGGTGGCGACAGATCGGCCATAGCAAAGCGACAGGGCAATGTGCTGATTGAGAAAATCAAGACGTACCAGAACAAGGACTTGATGGAATTGTCCGGCATCATATTATCTGAATACGATGTAACGCCTTACCATCTGCGGCCAAAGGCATTGTATATTGATGCTATTGGTCTGGGTGCTGGCCTAGCTGACCGCTTGCGTGAGCTTGACATGCCAGCCGTTGCAATATCTGTCAGCGAAACTGCCAGCCTGAAGGACAGGTTTAACAGGCTCAGAGATGAGTTGTTCTGGAACGCGAGGGAGTGGTTTGAGGCGCGTGACTGTAAAGTGCCGGATGACCAGACTTTAGTGCAGGAACTGACCAGTGTGCGGTATAAGTACCTGTCCAATGGCAAATTAAAGATTGAAAGCAAGGACGAGATGAAGCGCAGAGGCCAGAGATCGCCTGATGTCGCTGATGCGTTTGTTTTGTCATTTGCTCAACAGGGTGCGGTTGCAGGTGGCTTCTCAAGAGGCTATACTTCCAATCGCCCCATTAACGTCAACAAGGGATGGATAGTATGACCGACAACGTAGTCAATTTTCCTAAAGAGTTTAATCTGAGCGTAGACCTAGAGGACGAAAGTGCTATTGAAGGTGTGAGCGAGATTATAGATATTTTCGCACAAGGCTTACATTCCGCGCATGACGTTGACCCAGAAGTTTTGATGGTGGCAATGATGGAAAACGCGGCTATCTGGGGCATCAGGGCTGGCATGGACGCTGACGATGTAACAGATACGTTTAAGCGGATGCGTGTTAGGCTTGAGGAAGAATACGATGCCTAAAGACCCACGATTAGAACGTGCTGGCGTATCCGGCTATAACAAGCCGAAGCGTACACCCAACCATCCTAAGAAATCTCACGTTGTTGTTGCCAAGGAAGGCGACAAGATCAAGACCATTCGCTATGGTCAACAAGGTGTCTCTGGGGCAGGTAAAAACCCACAAACCGCATCAGAGAAGGCGCGGCGCAAGTCTTTTAAGGCGCGTCACGCAAAAAATATTGCCAAGGGCAAGATGTCTGCGGCATATTGGGCGAACAAAACGAAATGGTGACATAGGAGACAAGCATGGCTAGACCCCAGCCTAATGTACTTGTCAACACTGACCACGGCATGATGATTGTCAATAGGCATGATTATGCACTAGCACCAGATGGACAGACTGGTTACGGTGTTGGCTTCCAACTGCTAAACAAGGGCAGTTATGACCCAGAGGAAATAAACCTTGTCAAGTTCCTAGCAAAAGATTCCGCGCAGAGTTTAGACAGACCTATCACGATGATAGATGGCGGTGCTAATATTGGCGTTCACACGATTGAGTGGGCGAAGGCACTTGGAAATAGTGGCAGAATTGTGTCGTTCGAGGCGCAGGAGCATGTGTTTCATATGCTGGCTGGTAATGTCGCGCTGAACAATTGTTACAACGTCAAGCTGTTTAATGCGGCACTAGGCGCAGAGGAAGGCTGGCTAGAGATACCCAAGCCTGACTACAACAACAGTGGATCGTATGGCTCTATGGAGCTAAAGCAACACGCTAAGAGCGAGAACATTGGACAGGAACTGAAACACAAGGCCACCGTTCCGGTCATGGCGATTGATGATTTCGAGTTTCAGCATCTTGACTTTTTCAAGCTAGATGTCGAGGGCATGGAAATGGAAGTGCTGGCTGGCGCGAAGGATACCATTCACCGTTGCAAGCCTCGCATGTTGATTGAGATTATCAAGATTGAACGCGCTGAAATATCCGGCTGGCTGGCTGATTTAGATTATGTTGCCTATCCATTTGCAGGGAACTTTATTGCTGTGCATAAATCTGATAGTATGTCGGACAGGATCACGTCTGAGAATGGCGTGATAAGCATTTCTTAACAGGAGTTAATTATGAAATACGGTAAAGGCAAGGGCAAGGGCATGAAAAGCGGTTCTAAGACAGGCAAATACTGCTCATAATGGCCAAGCGTGGATTATACGCCAACATACAAGCCAAGCGTAAACGCATAGCGGCTGGTAGTGGCGAGAAAATGCGTAAGGTGGGTGCTAAAGGTGCGCCCACCGCAAAGGCGTTTAAACAAGCGGCAAAAACTGCGAAGAAGACAAAAGGTAAAAAGTAATGGCAAGTTTGCTGGATCAATACGATTACGATCCTGAATCGTTTGACTTTGCTATGACGCAAGGCACTCCCCAGCAAAGAGTGGCCGCACAGGACTTTGCAAGGGGCGTGGGTTATGCGCCGTTTGACTTAGCTGGCGCGGCAGTAGATATAGCTAACCTGCCTATACAGGGCATGGACTATCTTCTCGGCACTAACATTGCATCTGATAGACCGTTTCTAGGCTCTGAGAGCTTAATACAAGGGTATAGCGATATAGGCAAGGCTACTGGCCTGTTTGACTACGCAACACCTACCTACTCGACAGATGAAACTATGGGCAGGATTATGGGTGGTTTTGTGCTTGACCCTGCTTTAGCCATTAATGTGACAAAAAGCATTAACGCGGCTAGACAAGCAAAAAGCATAAGAAATGAAGCAAAAAAATTAGAAGAATCTGGCAATATTGCCGAAGCAAAAGAAGCCGCAGGAGTAGCGTCTGTTTTAGAGACAGAAGCCGCGCCGTTGTCAGGAATAATCAAGAGGCTAGAAGCAAGTGGGCAAAAAGCAGAATTTACCGTCAAAGATGACGGAACTTACCTCACCGTCAAACCATCTACATCAACTGGAGATAGCACCCCTCTGGTCAAAGATGTACGTCAAGCAATGTCAGGAACGCAGGAATCGGTTGACGAAACTGCTAAACTTACAAAAGACGAGATAGAGTATATAACTAATAACCCTGAAATAAACGAAGCGTATCAAATAGCTAATCAAATATCTTTGAATGTTACCGGAAAGCCTTATGAGTATGATGCTTTAATCCCAGACCCCACCACAGGCAGGGTTAGTAGCATCGCCAAACAAGCGGCTATCGGCAGGGCATTTATGTTAGCCGCCGAAGGCTCACCGGAGTATAAATCTTCTGTGTTCTCCGCATACGGCAATAAGTACCCTCAGTTATTAGATACTATCGGCGCAACAAGCTATGATGAATTGGTTGATCTTTCTTACCGCCAAATGGCGGCAGAAACAGACCAACAATTCAACCGCCTTCCGATTCAAACAACATATCATGGCGGTGATCTCGACTACACAACATCATTAGGTGGCACTAACTCACTGGCCATGCTCAGAGATGTTAGGCAAAACCAAAACCTAAACGTGTTTAGGGGTGGCGATCCGCACGAGTTTTTGTATCAAGTAGACCCACAAACAGGGTTAAACCCTAACGAAAAATTTAGGGCTGTTCATGACTATTTTGGGCATGGGATACTAGGCAACAAATTTGACGCTACTGGCGAGGAAATAGCCTATGGCTCTCACTCGCAAATGTTTTCGCCACTTGCTAGGTTTGGCATGGCATCGGAAACAAGAGGCCAAAATAGTGTGGTTAACTATTCGCCATTAAATATTGATTTAGAATACAAATTGGCAAGGCTAAAAGAACAACTGCCTCTAGCCAAAACAGATGCAGACAAACAATATATCATTGATCAAATGGCTGAGATCAATATGCAAAGAGATTATGCTCCGCAAAAAGCTGTTTTATTACCGCCGGAAATGACTGAGTTGTCTTACCAAGGCGGTATGCCGGATTACTTGGCTAATGTTAACAAGCCGGATTCTGGAACTGCTCTTAGCGGTGTGCCTGTTGTGCATTATAGTAAAGCTGGTGGCTTGCTTGAAATAGACCCATCTTATGTTGGCAGTGAAATGGGTGGTGTTGGTGGCATAGCTAGACAGGAAGCGCAAAGGATTAAATCGTACAACCTTCCGGATAGGTCGTATTTTTTCAGCCCTGATCAACCCTCAAGCAGAATAGACCCAGTTATGGATAGGCCATATGTTTATCAAGGCTTGCTGGATGATGTGTATGATCCCATAACTGACCCAGCAGGGTTAAGAGGTATGTCACTCTTGCAGAATGAAGGTTTGTCTAATAGGAATCTGTTTATTCAAGATTTGGAGCAGTCTATTAAAGATTATGGATATTCTGGCTATATCGCGCCATTTAATAGTGATATAAATGCTGTTCAAGCATTTTATCCAGTTAATGTAAAAGGAATCAGATAGTGTCTAAAAAAGATGATCTTTGTTATTTCCCAACAGAACGGCTTTGCTCCCTAAAGGACGTTTTGCCAGATGAGTTTATGCCTAAGAACCAGCATGAAATAACTAGGCAGGAAATTATCACTTATAGAAAAACTGAAAGCGGTATTCGTAGAGTTACTTTTGTCAGGAGCTTTGTCAACAATTGGCATCATGATTCTGTCACGGAAGAATCACTAGGTTAGAGGAAATAGCTAATGAAAGTTTGCCCAGATTGCCCATACCGTGGGCGTTGCGAAAACATGGATCGTTGTATTCAAAAGCGAAATGCTGTATCTATTGAACTACCACAGCCAAAGCCAGTGCCAATATCAACGACTAGCGGCGTAGTAATGTCAGGCAAGGTCAAGGATGATAACACGATTATACAGAAGACCAAGCAGGTCTTCACAGGTAAAAAAGCCCGAACCAAAAAGTGAGTTCAAGCGTTGCGCCAATTGCGTTACGCGAAAAATATGCGATACTGAGAACAAATGCGTGTATGGCGCGAAGGTAAAACGTAATGGCAAAAATGGACGACTATCAACTTAACAGCATTGTGACAAGTGAGATCAGGGATTCCCTGAACCACTTTGACAGCGAGTACAGCCAAGAGCGTATCCGCGCCCTAGACTTTTATCTGGGCGAGCCATTAGGCAATGAGGTTGAGGGTCGGTCACAGGTTATCAGCACAGATGTGGCTGATACCATTGAACAGATCATGCCTAACCTTATGCGTGTGTTTACAGCCAATGACCAGTATGTGCGGTTTGCGGCTAGAACAGCAGAGGACGTTGAGCGCGCTGACCAGATCACAGACTATGTGAACTACGTCATCAATCACGACAACGAAGGCTATAAAATCCTGAACAACTGGTTCAAGGACGCTCTGTTATTCCGGCTAGGCGTTGTCAAGTATTACTACGAAGAAAAAGAAGATGTCACTGAGGAAGAATATGAAGACCTCAATGAAATGGAACTATCCGCATTGCTGGCAAACCCAGACTATGAGTTAGTCGGCACAATCTCTGAGCAAGCCACTGCGTTCATGGTAGACGAGATGACAGGCGAGGAAATGCCTATTGATAGCTCGTTCAGTGTTCGCGTTAAGGTCAAGCGTAAGTCCGGCAAGATCAAAGTAGCGAATATTCCACCGGAAGAATTTTTGATTAACCGCCGCGCTGTTGATTTAGAGGACGCGCACTTCGTTGCACACCGCACTAGCATGACTGTTAGTGACTTGGTTGCAATGGGCTATGACCGCGAGGTTGTTGAGCGTCACGCTGGCACAGGCAGTGATCTAGACCTAGATGAAGAACGGTCAGTGCGCTATCAGGACTTAGAGGCAAACACAGGCATTGATGCGGCAGACCCAACACTTGCAGAGGTTGTTTACTACGAGTGTTATATGAAGGTTGACCACGATGACGATGGCATTGCGGAGTTACGCCGCATTGTCGCTATCGGAGAAGGTGGCACTGAAATCATCAGCAACGAGCCATATGATCATATACCATTTGCCGTTGTCAGTCCTATTCTGATGCCACACCGCCTCATTGGGCGGTCTGTCTATGACATGACAGAGGACTTGCAGGTTATCAAGTCAACACTGATGCGTCAGTATCTGGATAGCGTT